GAAGGAAAGGTTGATGGAAATGGTATTGATTTCAACATTCTGAAATCTCTGAGAGTTGATACGGATCCGAAACCTGTTCCAAAACTGACATCAAAGAAGTTGTCAGATACTTCCTTTGTTGATACTTGAACCAATCCTCCACTCCAATCACCAGGTTGGTTTGCCGAAAATGATTTGGAAACCATGATATTATCAATCAAAGAAGTTGGGATAATATCAAATGAGAATGCTCGTCTATCAGGTTCTGTAGATGGTAAAGGTGTTTGATTCAACATTGCGGAATTATATCTATCGGCAAGTCCTCGAACCAAAACAAATTTGTCATTCTGAATTGTGACACCACTTACTCGTTTCAATGCGTCACCCAAATTTCTATCGGGGGTCTTCTTGATGAATTCAATTGATAGTCCATCGGAGACAACAATATTATTTCTAATGGATTTCATCACTGAAATATCCGTGACCTTTTGGGCCGTCCCTCGAACCAAAACCTCATTTAATTCTGTATCGGTTTGTTCGAAAATAATATCTATATTTGTATCCGAGGTTAGATCAATGGTCGTTACGAAATCTTTGTAACCGATGTAAGTTCCTTTAACCTGATATTCATCGGAAACCAAATCAATCTCATATTGAGCATTTTCATTGGATATTGTAGTGAAAACTTGTCCCTCTTTATTCTGAAATGTTATGTGTGCGAAATATATTTCTTCACTATTTGATTTTGTCTTACCTTGAAGTTTAACTTTTTCTTGAGAGAAGACACTCAACGGAAAAAGTAACATAAAAATAAAATATTTTGTCATTGCCTGATTTTTTCAACAATAATTACGAGAGGGTCTCTTCGAAAACTCAAATTCAAAATTATCAAATGATTATGTTGTTGTTAAGAAAAAAAATATTAACTTTGTGAATTGAAAATTAAAAACCGATATGAACGAAAGATTAAAACGGATTATATTCAAGAAGTTAAACCAAGATTTAGGTCATGCTGAAATCATTGTGGATGATAATAAATCCATTTGGTTCATCGATCGTGCAAATAAGTATTGGTATTTGGAACTGAGAAGTTCAGGGACTCTATGGTGGAGATACTCATTCTTCCGTGATTTTTTTCCGTTGTTTGGCATGGAACGGCTAGAATATGAATCCGTCATAGCGGAATGGGTGGAAGAGGTACTCAAACGCGGGGTGTCTTCAACTCTACAAAGCAAAATCGCCTACCAGAATCAGGTGGAAGAGGTTCTCAAACGCGAGGTGTCCTCAACAAATTCCTATGAACATTTACCATTTGAAGTAGAAAAAGTTCTGTCTCTCAAAGCTGGTGTCAGAGAATGTAAAATGAAAATTAAAAAATTCTCAAAAAAAATAATAAGTTAAAATCCCTCGAATATTCGGGGGATTTTTTTTATCTTTGTAGAATGGATATAGCCAAAATATTACTCGCCACCCTGTTTATGATTTTAGGTCAAATTGGGTCTTTTATGCAATTACAGGGTTCAATCAAATATGGTTGGTCAGAGAAATACCTTTGGTTACTTTTACTCTCAGGTATTCCAATTAGTTGGTTATATATCAAGTCAGTGAATCTATACGTACAAGGATTCGGTGGTCAAATTTGGCCAAGTAGATTGGTTGGATTTGCATTAGGTGTAGTTGTTTTCACAATATTATCTTCAATTCTTTTTCAAGAACATATGAACTTAAAAACTGTTACTTGTTTGATTCTCGCGTTCACAATCGTTCTAATACAATTATTTTGGAAATGAAAGTTATATTCTTAGATAATGATGGAGTTATTTGCTTGAGCAGTAACTGGGGTTCCCGACACAAAAAACAAGATAAGTGGGGTGGGAAAAAATTGTCTATGGATATAACATCAATTCCTGTTGAATGTCGTTTTGATAATTTCGATAAAAAAGCGGTAAAAGTTCTAAATCAAATATTAGAAACCACAGGAGCTGAGATCGTAGTTAGTTCTGATTGGAGATTACACGGTACCTTAGAAGAATTGGGAGAATACTATACATCTCAAGGTATCATCAAAAAACCAATCGGATTCACCGAAGTATTTCATTACAAAAATTGGTTGGAAGAAGGTCGTGTCCCATCTGATTTCGATTGGAATAGAACTGATGGTCGAGAACAAGAAAGACACTTCGAGATTAAAGATTGGTTAAAATCACATCCCGAAGTCACACATTGGGTTGCTGTTGATGATTTACATATGGGTATTCATGTTAAGAATAGTTCCTACGGTCCGTTCGATAGAGATTGGGGGTTAGAACACTTCGTATGGACGCCTAGAATGTGGGAGGGTATCAAACAAAGTGGAATTAAACAAAAAATAATAAAACATTTATCATGCTAGTTAACGTTAAAAAAATATTGGAAGAAGAAGGTGAAGTTCGTAAATTCGGTGGAGTTGCTCCCGAAGGGTTTGTTTTAGTCCATGAAAAAACTCTTGAATCTCTGAAAGATTTCGAGACATGGAAAATGTGGAAACATAATCAAATTACTATAAAAGAATTAAATAAAACTAACTTTGATAATAGTTAATTATATATGATAGATTTTATTAAAATTTCACCTAAAAGACATTTATTAAAAACAATAAGCTACAGACTTGTGAGTAGTCTAATTGGGTTTTTGGTAATGTGGTTCCTATTTGGAATCTCAATCGCAATTACTTTCGCGTCATTCGAATTGATTTGGAAATGTATTCAGTACTATATTCATGAAAAAATATGGTACAGGTTCATAAAATTCGGTATTACAAAAGTTGAGGAACGTATCAAACCCGATTTCCGTATAATGGATACAGTTACTACTGAGGTCGCAGAAAATGTTACAACTACGGGGCCCAAAAGATTAGTTTATACAAAGAAGACCGAATAACTCGGTCTTTTTTTTTGTCTTGATATTTATTTAGTATGAGTATTGAAAAAAATATTTTTAGAGTTTTAGAAGAGATAAAAAAATCTCGCGAACTTATTTCAGAAGTTATCACTTTAAGTGAGTCAAGTACCTTTTCACCACCGCTTGATAAACTTCAGGTAACTTCTCCTTTCGGACCTAGATGGGGAAAGCATCACGATGGAGTTGATTTAGTTGCAGTAGACGAACCAATAAAATCTTTAGCAGATGGAACCGTAATTGCCACTTATGATGATAAATACCCTTGTGGGGGAACCATCGTCATCCAACACTCAGACGGATATACTACCGGTTTTTGTCATATGCAAAAAATAAATGTCAAAGTAGGACAACAAGTAAAAAAAGGTGATATAATTGGAATCAGTGGTGGTGGAGAAGGTGATCCAGGTAGGGGAAGGAGCGACGGAAAACACTTACACTTAACAATAAGAAAAAACGATAAGCCTTTAGACCCTATGAAGTTTATAGACAAAGAAGGTGTTTTGACTGGAAAAATTCCTTCAGGTTTTGTTGTTCCTGGCTCATTAGATTTTGACGGGACATCTGACTCAACGGACATTTCAAACTCTGAAGCTTCCTCAACCCAAAGTAGTACCTCAAGTTTTGGTTCAGATGACTTCGATTTTTTAACTAAAGAACTACCTGGAAAAATGGACGATTTCTATTTTTTGAAAGAAATCAAGAAACGAAAGATTACTGAAAATATCAAAAAAATTAAAAAAATGTTATAAAAAAACCCACCTAAGGTGGGTTTCTTTTTTTTTCAGTCAAGTCGAGATTACTTTACTGCCTCGCCTTTAACGGCTCCACTTTCTACGCCTGCAGCACCACCACCGATAACCTCTGCACCTTCAACTGCTACTGAGTCAGCAACAACTGCTGTTGAGTCTACAACTACTGTTGCGGAATCAGTTGCTTCTGCTTCTACAGCTTTACCTCCGCAAGATGCAAGAACCATGGTAGATAGGATTGCGAATACTACTAAACTTTTTTTCATTTTTTTTGTGTTTTTTGTTTTTTATTTAATTTACGAACTATAAATATACGAAAGTTTCTCGAGGTCGTCAAATTTTTTGTATTTTTTACAAAACATTTTTCAAGAAAGAATCTGTATAAAATAATATGACAGTTTATATCCTGTAAAAGCCCCTAATGTAGATGGTATCGGAAATACAATTAATTTCCCCAAATCTGTGACATACTTTGGTCGGTTAACAATTTTACCCATGAAGAAATAATAAGTCAAATAACCTATTAAAACCGCCAAATCAGTTTTAGTTGCGATAAAAACAACTAAAGTTGCGGCAATAAATCCAAAGATAAAATTATCTCGAACTCCCTCCCATATTTCATAAGAACTTGCATCCTTATACTCTTTTACAATTTTGTTGAATTTGGCTTTGTTACCAACTCTTCTTTTCACTCGAATTTCCATGTTGGGATAGGTGGACTCGAACCACCAACCTTTCGCGTATCAGACGAAAGCTCTAAACCAATTGAGCTATATCCCATTGTTGCTGTAAGGGAAGGAGTCGAACCTTCACGAGGAGATTCAATTGATAACACAACGCTTGCAAGCTGGTGGTCTACCCCATATTATCAATCTATTTCTTTATCCCCGCCCTCGAGACAGGAGGGTGTGTATGCCAAGTTCTAGAACATTTCACCACCTTACAATATAAACTTGAAGCAGAGAGTATTGGATTCGAACCAATGCATCCCTTTCGAGATGACAGATTAGCAATCTGCTCCTTTAACCACTCAGGCAACTCTCTGTAGATGTCTCATCAGGATTCGAACCTGAAAAAACTGAACCAAAATCAGTTGTGTTACCGTTACACCATGAGACAAAGTTAATACAAACTTTCCTTTTTTACAACCCCCCAATCATATCCACAATCTCTATCTAATCTGAAATAGTAATGACCACCAGTAGAATATGCCCTGAACTTTAACATCCAAAAGATTGTATTTTCTAATTCGGAGATTATAGATTCATTACCACTCCAACCACAAGTATGGAGTTCAATCATACCATCTTCTTGATTGTATGCATCTGATCCATAGTACCATATTTGTTTGATGTAGTCTAACAGATCGGTATAATCAGTATTATCGAAAAACTTACCATATACTAACTCACCATCAATCTTTTCACTACCCCAATTTCGGATATACTTTAACGCTTCGTCAGTGGGATATCCATCCTCATCTAATAGGTGAAACGGATACAGATAATCTAGTTTATTTTCCATAATTTAATTTTTGGTGGGAACGATAGGACTCGAACCTATGAACTCCTAAGAGAGGAGATTTACAGTCTCCGGCAATTGCCGCTATGCGACGTTCCCAAGGTTAGGAAAGGAGAAGATGGTTCCGTGGACAACTCCTTTTACGATTGGCTTTACTACGATGATTCCAAACTCCAAATGTACCACCTCCATCATCAGGTTAACATACATTCCTTCCCCAATCAACCTTTATATCTTATACTACTTGTTTAACAACCAAGACGAAGATTGAATCTTATCACCAAGTCCATCAATCAACTTGATACCCCACCAATCACATACCTGTCTCTCAGGGATTGAATTATTGTTTTGGTCCCCACCATTGGCGAAAATAAGTTCGTTTGTTGGATCCTCTCCAGAATGAATCAAACCGAGTGTCTTACATACAGTTCTATCCGTATCAATGGATAGAAATGCTTTGTCAACCATTTTTAGGTTTTCGATAATGAACATTCTTTCATCTTCGTCTTGGAACTCTTTACTACCTTTCAACTCTCTCTGTTTGTCGTTATTTACAATTACATAGAGTTTATCCCCATGTTCTTTGGCTTTATTGAAATATTCAATATGACCTTTATGAACAGGATTAAAATATCCGCTTACAATTACAATTTTCATTTCGTTTCGTAGGTTAAAGTTTCTAATTCTAGTTCACTTTCATAGAAATATGGACATGCCCAAACAGGTTTATCACATTTGAGTTTAACCATTCTTCCTTTGTTGTATCCAAGAGAAATGACTATTGCCCATCCTGAATACTTTGTTTTAACTCTGTCTCCAACTTTTAATTCGCTAAATGTCATCTTCTACAGTATCGAGTTCAAAGTTACTAAATTTTAATCCCCACATCAAAGAAATCATTGACATTTGTTGTTCAGCCATTTTAGCATACATACGAAGTTCTTTCATAAGGTATTTTTTACCCCATTTTTTCCATTCTTCGTTTTGTTCCATAGTCATAGTCCAATCAGTATACCAACTATCCTTACGGTCCTTGACATCGTCAAATGTTACGGGATGACCTGCGATCTCGAACATCTTGTTTATCATATCGACAACCATTTTTTGTTTTTTCTGTTCTTTAGATAATCTCGGTTTCATAATTTTTATTGTTTAGAGGTCAAGAAGGGATTCGAACCCTTGGATACTTGTTTTGCAGACAAGCCCCTTAAGCCACTTGGGTACTTGACCGTTTTGTGTGACCGAAGAGAATCGAACTCTTACATGAAGTGCCACAAACTTCCGCCCTACCATTAGGCCACAGCCACCATATAATCTTAATGTAAGTCAGGACGGGTTTCTAACCCGCTCTTCAGTTAATCACTGCGTGCTGCCATTTACACCACCTGACTAATTTTTAGATTTCTAAAACTCATCCCTAACGGGGTAAAGAAACTCCATCTTATTTGTTTTTTGCGTAGTCAGGACAGGATTCGAACCTGTAACTTTTGTCTTTTGGTTCCGAAAATCGGATTACTCACCAACACGTTACCCTTGCGTCACCTGACTATAAAGTGAATGGTACTCCGTACGGGACTCGAACCCGTAAGCTCTCCCGTGAAAGGGGAGTGTCCTAACCAATTAGACGAACGGAGCTTGTTTGTCTTACAAAGATACTACAATATTTCAAAGAACAAAAGAAGTCATAAAAAAACCCCGAACTTTTTTTAAGAGTTCGGGGTTTGAAAAATTAGTTTTTACAAGTAAAAAAAATTTCTATCTTATGACATCCGAACTACAGGGCAAATAGGTTCATAACAACAATTTTCTTGTTGATTATTACTGATAATATTATGACTTGTAGTTCTCATTGTTCTATAATTACTTCAAATGTATGAAATGTTTTAATTTTGTCAAATGTTTTTTATGGATAGAACTTTTAATTCTATGCATATATTTATTATTATGGAAAAAAAAGTTTGTTCAACCTGCAATGAAGAAAAACCATTGACTGATTTTTATTTGCGCAATTCAAGAAATAATAAACCTTATGATAGATGTAAAAAATGTTTTAACCGTTATTGTGGTGACCGATGGATCACTAAAAAGATTAACGCAATAATTTACAAAGGTTCTAAATGCCTTGATTGCTTTTTATCCTATCCTAATGAACCATATGTAATTTTTGATTTTCATCATCGTGAGCCAAACGAAAAAGATTTCGATTGGGGTAAATTAAGATTGAAATCTGATAATACCATAAAGTCCGAATTAGATAAATGTGATTTACTATGTTCAAATTGTCATAGAAAACGACATCATTTATCTGATTTGTAGCCCCACCAAGATTCGAACTTGGAAATCTTCTTTAGAAGAGAAGCGGTATATCCCTTTACCTATGGAGCCTTAACCGATTATTGAATTACTTCAATAAATCAATCTTTTTTGCGACTTCTTCGGCTTCCGCCATAAGTTTGTCCGATTGGGTTCTGTTGGAATGAGAAGCCTTATAAGCTTCTTCCATCAACTTCTTATAAGTTTCTTGTAACCTTTCCTTTTCAGTTTTTTTCTTGAATATCCCGAACATAATTTAGAATTAACACTATCGTCTTTGAAAGTTTATTTAACGTTTATGCCTGACGGCTAGATAATTTTCTTTCAAGTTTATCAAGACGTGAATCCATTGTTCGATAAATGTCATCGACAATTCTATCACGATCTCTCAGTTGATTTTCAATTTCTCTTGCAAGAAATTGGTGAATCTGTTGTATTTCTTCTTTTTGTTTATTCACCCTAACAAAAGCCATAACCGCAACCACCGCAACTGCAATGACCACAATTATAGACATTCCTAAAATAAATGATATTAAATCCATATGATTTTCTCCTTTATTTCAAAGAACGATAGTGTTTGTATCAGGAGAGGGAATCGAACCCTCACTCGCGTTGGCGAACAACATTTTAAGTGTTGCGTGTCTACCTATTCCACCACCCCGACATTGTTTTACAAATGTAATCGATTTTCAGATACTTTCAACCCGATGTTTCATGATTTCACAATACTTCTCGTCGACATCATAACTAACAGAATTAAACCCCAACTCTTTGGCAACTTTACTGGTGGTTCCACTTCCACCAAAAACGTCAATGATTGTTTGGTTTGGTTCTGCAGTTGTTAAAATAATTCTTCTGATGACTTCCTCAGGTATCTGACAAGGGTGTTCGGTCTTTTCCTTACTCACATTCTTTACCTGATTGATTTCCCACCAATCATAAAGTTTTGCTCCCGTCTTTCCTTCGGCAATTCGTTGTTGAATCCTTTTATCTTTGAGATTTTTGTATGGTTGTCTAACCTTTCTAAAATCAGGCTTACATCCCCACCATGAAATTAAACGACTTTGTTTCCCTGTGTTTGAATTATACACCCAACAAACAACCTGTTCACACTTGGCCTTTATTGCTTTTGGTAACAAGTTGATTGTTTCTTCGGGGTAATGAATGATTACACAAGGGGTTGGGATTTTGGATAATAGTTCAATATAATCCTCTTCACTTAATTTGTCTTTGTATTCGTTGTACGAATATTCTTGATTATAAGGTGGGTCTGTAATTGTTAATCCTTTTGGTATGACGCAGTTTCTGAAGTCGTCATTGATAATTGTTGTTTCCACCATAAAATTAATTAATCACCTTAAAATTCTTCTTCCCAAATTGTATTGGACTTGTCTATAATAGTGTTGTATGTGTGTTTTAATATAACAGTTTTTTCCTTAAAATCAAACTCAAATTCTCCTTGAGATCCTTCATTAATTTCCCAACCTCCGAAGTTTTCTTCTAATTCTTTATAACACCAATTTTCTATTTCGGTTGGTACAGGTTCACCATTATCGAAATCCGACTCGATATATCCACTATCTCCCCCTCCGTTATACTTCAAGGTCATGTAACCATCTTCAGGAATTTCCATATCTTCAAAGACCCCTTTTTCTTCCCACTCTTCAATCATATCATCGTATTCAACTCCACTCGTGTCTCCTTCATCATTATAACTATAGATGTGAGTTAAAGATATTTCTTTTTTTACAGAATCAATTGTAATTTCGAATCGTTGATAATCCATGTAAGCACTATCAGGCAATTCTGTTTCTAAATCTTCATCTTCAAAATAAAAGATAATTCTTTTCAGTATTGGTACAAGTCCGTCTGGAATTTCTGCAACATAATTATTGTCAAAGTGGGTTGGAAAGTCCTCATCACTGTATGAAATTTGTTCATGATCTGGTTCCATTTCGAATTGAATATCTCCATATTTCATTCCCAATGAAGCAAGATATCTCGCTACTCTCCCTAAATATTTTTTTTCTTCTGGTAATAGTATATTTTCTGCCATACAAATAAATATCAGTCTTCGAATTCTAATTTGACTGTCTTCAACATCCACTGTGGTCTTTGACTGGACGCCACATTATTAACCCACTCTTTTGCTGACGGAATGTAATTGTTACAATCCTCTTTTACATGTTGTTCTCCAACATAACGGGTGTACACCGTTTTACCATCGGAGTTTTTGAATTCGGTCCCGAACCTTTTTTCCATTTCAAAAATTCCTTCACTATGGTGTCTGAACATTCTATGTAAGGAATCACCAAACCAAGATTTGGTCTCATCCAACCATTCGTGGAGGTGAATATAGTCTTCGGGTTTTCCACCAAATTTTTTGGCAGATGATTTAGCATGTAAGTTTGGATGTGCCACAATAAAACTTCAATTTATTTTTTTTATGTAAATTTTAATATTGTTTCCTGCAAAATAATGGTTTCCAATCAATTCAAAATTAGTTCTGTTAGCTAAAACTTCATTATAAATGTTTGCTCCTTTTCCGAAAATAGGATATTCTATTTTTTTCCAAATTTCATTATTTGGAAAAACCCACTGTAAATTCGTATCTTTCATCCAATTATCATCGATTAAGATAATTCCACCTTTTGGCATAAGATTTTGTATGGATTCAAATTCTTTCCAATGATGAAGTGTTGAAGGAAAAGGATTGAACAAGTCCAAGTCAAAACTATCCAAATGAACTATGTTGGGAACAAATGGGGGTCTTTTGAGAAATTCGACGGAATCCATACAATAAGTTTTGTAATTAATCCCATGAAAATTTTCCGAAAAAATTTCCTCACTTTGTTCACATGATACACAATCAGTATCAACCGAAGCCATCCGACCTCCGTAATTATGGACTAAACTTCCTAAAAAAAATCCGAACAAACCGTAACCTACTTTTCCACTTGTACCAGTTTCAATTAGATTTATTTCGTCAAAATCGAAATGTTGTGAAATTAAATCTTTAAAAATTTGAATCTGATTAACTCTGTTTTGAACCAAGAAGGAATTTTCTGAGTCAGAAACATGCTTACTCATGAAATTTTTGTACTCCATTTCAGCATGATTCAGTGAAAAAATTAATTTATCTGACATATTAGTTTTTACAATTATGCAGAGGAGGACGGATTCGAACCCCCGTTACCTTTCAGTAAAATAGTTTTCAAGACTACCGCCATAAACCACTCGGCCACTCCTCTATTTTATTACTTTGTACCCAAAATTATGTAAAACATCTTTACATAATTCTATAAATTCTTCAACACTTAAATTACCTTTAGCAAAATTTGCTTCGGGTGTTGCAACACCCAAGTTTTCAAAAGTAGATTCACCACCCTTGGATACAGGAACAATATGGTCAAATTGATATTTAGTCACATCCGACGTATCAATTTCCCTACCCGATAAATAACATTTCGTTACTGAGTCCAAATACTCTTGGATTTTGACTCTATCGAAATATTTCGAATTATACGTTATGTTTTCACCTTTATATCTATCGATAAAGTGCTCCTGTTTTTTTAACCAAGGATGTAGATTTCTTTGTTTTACCACTCTCTGATACGCTTTTTCTTTTTGTCCTAATCCACAATGGTATGATATTGTAGAACGAGAACATCCAAGTTCTTTTTCTATTTGTTTGTAACTTTTTCCCTCTTCCCTAAGATTTAGTATCTGTTTTTTTAATTCCATACATATAAATATAAGGTTCGAAACAAAAAGATACGAACTTAAACACAAATAATAGGAATGAGTATTTGCAACTGCCCATTCCCTTCAAAAGACCTACCCTGGTACGTTCTAGCGTGGTAAGTAATTTGGAGCTCCCACTCGGAATCGAACCAAGTTATCATGATTACAAGTCATGCGCATCGCCAGCAATGCTTTAGGAGCTTTTTCTATTATTGGTTTCTTAATCCTCTGATGTAAACATCATTTCTCGAATTTAGATTCAACACCATACCACGATCAGTTGTTGTGTATATCCTGTATTGTCCAGCGGGAATACGATTACCAGTATAATTAATCACTACTTCTGACAAAACATTATCAGTTTTAATATCTTTTGGAGATCCAGTCCCTTCAACAATACGTATCCAAGTTTGTCTTTTTGTATCGTTGTTCATAGCATTAATTGGTATTAGAACTACGATATAAGAAAAACTATCATTAACAGTATTTTTTGCAATTTTTACTGTTTTGAAATTAAATGCTTGGACAGGATTACCAAATGTGTCAATTCCTCCACTTGTTTGGGGAACATCAACTTGCATAATTTGTGGTAATCTACCATCAATCCAGTGAGGCATATTAATATAATTTGAAAAATTTGGAAAATTGGATTTCATGTTCTCTCCAAGACCAACCCCATGAAACCCAACGAAGGGTAATCTTCCGGTGAATGGTACAGTCATCAAATAGTTCCTAATCATCGTATGTTTCGATCTTGGTTCAACGAAAATATACGCTCTCAACGATGTTTGTGTACCACCAACACTCGATGTTGACATAGTTGCATGTTCCATGTTAACAACTGGATTGATTTCACTACCAAGAATATCTTCTTTCGAACAAGATGTTAGAAATACTAAAAATGTGAGGAGAGACAGTAATAAGTGTTTAATTTTCATGATTGTTTTGTTTTATTGTGTTTTTATCGAGTTTCAAAGTGGGCCTGGTAGGAATCGAACCTACTACCTTCACATTATGAGTGTGCCGCTCTAACCTAGTGAGCTACAGGCCCGATTAATGTAAATACTAATTACGTTTGTTCTTTAATCAACATGACAAAGGTAATAAAATTTTTAATTTACAACAACTTTCGTTTCTAAAAAAAATAAATTACTTTTGTCGAAATATTTGATAAATGAGTACAGTATTAGTTTTGAACTCTGATTACACTCCTTTGAATGTAACAAGTGTACAGAGAGGATTTGTTTTGGTCACCAAAGGAAAGGCGGAAGTGTTAAGGTCGGATGAGAATCCAATTGTAACAGGTTACAAGACGTTTATACGACCCGTTATCATACGCCTATTGAAATATATCAGACATAGAACAAGGCTCAATAAACCGAATCGTAGTCGTATCTATAAAAGGGACGGATATGAGTGTGTTTATTGTGGGTCAAAAAAGAATCTAACATTAGACCACGTAATACCCAAATCAAGAGGAGGTTCCAATGAATGGACAAACTTAGTTACTTGTTGCTCAAAGTGTAATAGAGATAAGGACAACAAAACTCCTGAGGAAGCTAAAATGCTAATGAAAAAACCAGCATACGAACCACCAATAATGTATGATAATGTGGTATTATTAAATGTCTGGACAGATTTTCAGAAATCTTTTGTATAAAATAAAAATTGTATTAACTTTGTGGAAAATAAATTAGATATGAACATCGGACAAGAATTTCAAAACTATTACGTAAAACATTTGGGTAAGGGGTCCTTGGACCTTCACAATTTCTCAAGTCAAATTCAATCATCAATGACTCCTTATATTCTTGAAGAACGAGAAATGAGAGCAACTCAAATCGATATCTTCTCAAGATTGATGAGAGACAGAATTATTTGGGTGGCTGGTCCTGTGGATGATAGAATGTCCACTATTGTACAAGCACAGTTAATGTTTATGGACAATGTTGATAAGACGGACATTACAATGCACATTGATAGTCCAGGTGGAAGTGTGAAGTCAGGATTGTCTATGGTTGATGTAATGAACTACATTGCTTGTGATATCAGAACTGTAAACACGGGTATGGCGGCATCTATGGGTTCCGTATTGTTGGGGGCAGGAACCAAAGGAAAGAGAAGTTCATTAAGATTTTCGAGAACGATGTTACACCAATCTTCTGGAGGATTCGGAGGAAATATTCAGGATGCTGAAATCAGTATGAAAGAATGGCATAAATTGAATGACATTCTATTTAATCTTCTTGGTGAGTACTGTGGAAAAGACCCTGAACAAGTTAAGTTAGACGCTACCCGAGATTTGTGGTTAGATAGTGAACAAGCTCTCGAATATGGAATTATTGACGAGATTGTTAAAACGAAAAAGAGGGGTAAATAACCCCTCTTTTTTTTTAGACTTAGAACACCCCCTTTTCTTTTTGTTCGTCAGTTTATCACAAAATAATTTTACTTATTTTGGCTACGGTGTGAATAATCCTCCATCCACATCAGGTTTCAATTTGTCATAAACTTTAGACGCCTTTTCACTCATTTTACTAAATAAATCACATACTATATCACTAATTTTTCTTTCCACATTTTCCACAAACGTTTGGTCTTTGACTGCATCCGCTAAAGCACTATTCAAGAATTTTGATTCAATCGTATTGGGCCCACTTTGTCCCATAATTCTTTCATGTACCGCCTTGGATAAAGATTCTGCAACTAACTTGGATAACTCATCACAACTTCTCAATGATTGAGCAAACTTCGTTGGATCTGAAGACAATGAGGACTTTAAAGATTCTTTGAAATAATCCGCTAATTCCAATGATTTCATCAGCGAATCGACCAACGGTCCAATGATTGTTTGAAAAACTCCTGTCATCCCGTCTCCGAAAATTTTACCTATAAAGTCTTTCAATTGTTCGTTCAATAAATTTATTTCTTCTAAGTAATTTATTTCGTAAACAAGTTTGTAGGCGATTTTTTCTTGTTTCGATTTTGTCAAATAACCGAAATTTTTGATATTATATTCAGATTCAAAAATCATAAGAATCCTATTCTTCACCAAACTTTGTTCGATCAAGAGTTTTTCTTTTCTTTCTTTTGTTTCTAAGATTGCTTTTTTTATTTTTATTTCTAACATGAGTGTAATTACTTAATTCTCCATATTGAATCCGGTCCTTGTGTTAATGGTCCTCCCGCCACACGACCTGATAAAACATCTAACATATTATCAATATTTCGACCACCTCTTCCTAATACACCAAATTTTCCATAGTGCTGGTCTTTACAAGCCTGAACAATTCTTCTTGCTTGTGCAATTGTTGTAGGGTCAACGACGATACTATTCTTTTGTTGGAATGATGTGTAAAAATCTCTGATATTTTTTCTACAAACTGATTTATCAATCGATTGGTTATCTAAAATATCACTTAAAATACTATCTCGTCTTCTAAGTGTGGATTGTTGATTAGGATCGGAGTATCCTGCCGCTGGCCCAATTTGCGTTGGTTCTGTAACAGGTTCATCTGTTTGTGTTTGTTGGGTGACAGGTTGGGCTTCTTGTGCCGCAGGTTGTGTTTCTTTTTGGTTGAGTATCTGTGAAAAGAATTCTTCGGAATTTCTACTCTCGAAATTTAGCTCCCCAATACTACTTTTCATTGTAAAGTTTGAATCTCCATCACAACTCCATTCACCGTTGTCAGTGAAAACTCCATTTGTGAACTGTTTCCAAGTTTTCTTCCCATCTGCCCAACTGTTAAATCTCCAAATCAGGTTTGTTATTTTAAATATTACTTCAAATTCATTTTTACCCTCTATGGTATTTTGTAAGTGGCTAAAGCTCGAATAAAGATACTTGTTCGCTCGAAAAAAAGTTTGAATACATGAGAATATGTCATCAGGTTGAGTTTGTTGTGTGACAGGCTGTGTTCCTTTTGAGATTTGTCCAAATTCCTTTGGTGCTAAACGTAACTGCGAATCCGAAGTTTTTACTTTACTTTGAACTGGATTAGCCGCAACCCTCATTTTTTCATCTGATTTTTTGAGTAATGCTTTGATGGTCTCAGGTCCAACTATACCATCCTTCTTCAATGGTTCCCCCTCATCATTTTTATTTTCTGATTGAAATTTTTCAACTTGTGCTTTAGTTAAACTACCAAAATCATCATCAACCTCACCTGATTTACTAATATTTGTATATCCCGCAGAAATCAACAACTCCTGTATTTTACCCACAATTGGACCTTTCATTCCAGATTTAACAACAGATTTACCATTTTTTATATCATCAATTGTCAAGTCTGTCGTTTGTTCCAAAACTAAAGTCTTATTTTCAGTCAAGGTTTTAGACAAATCATACTTCATCATCAACTTTACTCTCTCTAATGCTTCTTGGGGGTTATATTTCGCCTTAACCATATTTACTAATTTATATTATAAATACACGTAATTTACCAAATTTGATTTGCGGCTCCTCTTGTAAGACCTGTTTCCCATTTTTCGCCAGATGCACCTAATCTATTCGCTTTACCTCTTGTAATTGTATATGAGTCAGACCATTTTGGGACTTTTCCTCCACCACCTCCTGAAGATGCCGGAGCAGCCCCAGCATCATCTTGTTCACCCATTTCATCTTTAGTTCCCATTTGAGAATACTTAGAAAAAAAATCTATAAGGAAGTCAACGTCTAAAATCATACTAATAAATATTTGTTTAATTAGAAATTTTTTTTTACTCTTTGAAAGATGAAAAAGATTATACCTCTAATTCTTTTATTTTTAACCTCTTGTCAATTCTACGTCACCGAAATTAAGGATGTTACGTTGAGTGGAAAGTATGTTGTTTCCAAATTGGAAATTACAAATGTTGACCAAAATCAAACTAAAGACCAAATTTACTTAGTGGGAGACACGTACGTAAATCAAAATCTCCCCCATCCATTCAATAACATCAAGATTAACAATTTTTACATACACTTTGACTATTCTACAGTCAAAATGGATTTCCTCGGGTCAACAAAGTCAGGTGAAGATATTTGGAGATATGGTGTCAATCCTGATGAAATTTTTTATAACATATTTGGAACGACTCCATTCCACTCTGGGTACCTTCAATACGACTACACATCAAAAGATGGAAGCCACGTTTTGTTAACATTTATGATCGAAGATGACGGTTTTGAAACACTTCAACTAAAATCCTCAGGAGCTTGGTTTGGTGGTAAATTTGGTCAAAAACAAGTTATGACAATTCAATTAACTCGAGTTGGTCCTTAATAGAATTCAGGTTGTGGGATTGAATCGGGATTAACGATATAATATTCATTCAGAAAGGACATCAACTCCTCTTCATCCAACTCTACTTTTTCTTCATCATCATAAGAATCCTCTTCAATTTCATCATCGAAAAAATCAAAAGATTCCGTGATTAAATCGAAACCATAACTCTCGACAATGTTGTAATCGATAACGTCGATTCTAACGACATCTTCTTCGTCTTCAATAGTTCTGAACGAAACTTCCAAAAGGTTTTTCTCACCGTTAAAGTAGTAAGAGACGATTTCTTTTATTTCCATATGACAACAATTTATTAACAAATATTAGAAAATATATGAAAAGTCATATATTTGTTGGAATTAAATAAAAAACCCCATATTTCTATGGGGTTGAAACTCATCTGAGTCGGTCCTACGAGACTATCGTAGGAGGGGTAATTTATTTTATCACTTTCATTCTATTCATCATTTCCACAATTTTGTTTTTTTGATTGTGGAAGGATTCTTGTAAATCTTCATCCATTTCAAATTCTTCCTCTTCTTCAACTTCCTCTTCATTGTAACTTGACCTTTGATATGGTCCTGCACTACCAGGTCCTTTGGAATCAAAGTCATATGGAGGGTCCATTTCACCATAAATTCCTTGAGAACCTGATACATCAACTTCATCTATTTCATCGGCAAATGCTGATTCCATGAACATAAAGTCCTCTTCTTCTTCCTCTTCTTGTCCTCCGCATTCTTCGTAATAACCAGTAATTAAATCTTCTCCGAACCAATCTTTACAGATGTCATGTAATTCATCAAACATCTCATCACCTTCAGGATTTTGTCCCGTTTCTGCAAAGAAATTATCGATTGCCGAAGAAATTATATTGTCAGCATATTCAAATTCATCACTGAAATCATTACACATATCCCATTGAGTTTTTTCAAATTCAATGAAAGTCAACAAGTTGTCATAAGTTATCCCTCTTCTTCTGAATCTAATCATGTTCTCAGGTGCTTGCTCTTCCATTTCTCCCTCGGTTGGATATACTTCATCAGGACCGTCACTTATAAAGTCATATGCTGGTTTGATGTTACTAATATCCATGTCGGGAGCATTACCACCTCCTGTATAACCTTGTTCATCGATAGTTTCCATCCCCTTCAACAAATCTTTGTCGATAAGACCAACTTTTATTAAACGGTTCAATAAAGTTTTTCTAGGAAGTTTTCTCAAATATCTAATTACAATCGGCGGGATATCTTCCCCATATTGACCGAATAAATTATTCAAGATTTCATTTTCTTTTGGAGATGGGATAAATGAAGCTCTCGATCTTGATGCTTTCATCCCTCTCGGACCTTTCTCATAAGGCATATCATCCATGAATTGTTCGTCCATTTCTTCACCAGCTTGTAAGTCCTCGAATCCATCATCTTCATTGTCAGGATCTTCGTATTCACCTTCTGATTTTATTTTTTTCATGTGGTGCATTTTTTCAAAAGTATCTACACTATTAGATGGTCCTTCGATGTAATCAAATCCTGCAGATGGGTTCAAATCTTCTTCATCATAGATATCATCTAATTTGCCAACACCTTCTTCCATTTCTCTGCCACCACATTGTTCACATATACCTTCAGCCATTCGACCTCCGCATTGTTCACACATTTCTTTTTCTTCAACTTGTTCGTTGATTCCCATATTTGTATATTTCTTAACCTCACCTTTGTTGTTAACAACCATTCCGTCTTTGTCACCAGCGAAATCGTAGGTATATAAAGGTTGAGTGTTTGAAACCTGTGGTTGCATGGTTTGGTATCCATTATACAAACTCTTGTGTTGGTCCAAAATATTTTGTTTCTCTGTTGCAGATAATTGACCTAATCCAAAGTATCCTCTCATAACTATTAGTTTTATTAATAAATACTTTTATTTCTTTGTTTTTTCATTTGACATTATTTCAGATAAATTTTATTATTGTATTACACAAGTGAGTTTCATATTTTCATCCGATAGTATCTTGGTAATTTATTTATCGCCTCAATTTATGGGCTCACTTGTTACTTCTCTACTATGACAATCAACAACTACGATATCGACGAATACGCTGAAGGTGCCATCATTTTGGATGGACTAGATGAAGCCATAATTGGAATTGTCGAAGAGTTCGGAAACGGACCTCGAATCCTATATTCAAAAAACAAAATCCTCAACATTCTCTGTGAAAGAGATTCAATGACTCATTCTGAGGCAGAAGAGTTTTACGACTACAATATCATCGGTTTATACGCTGGAGAACAAAACCCGATATTTTTGGTTTCCGAGTAATTTTTTATTATCATTGTAAAAAACAAAAAAATGTATTGGAAAGTCAACTACGGTAAATTTGTAACATTTACAGGAAGGTATTGGATAATACCTTGTATATCAATTTGGTATGATAGATACTATTTTCTTGAAACAGGAATTGAAACTCCTGCTTTCGGGTTTCAGATTAGCTTTCTCAATTTTGCTTACGGAATAAGAATACAAAAACAATACTATTAAAACTATGAAAAAGAAAATATTTCAAGGTATCGCCTTAATTGGAGTGTTTACTTTAGGTATGTACACTGCAAGTCAATTTGTGTTTGGTACCCCAGTGGATACCCATAGATGGTTAATAACTACCCTAGCGATTGTACTGCTTTTGTCATTCGCCGACGAGAAAGAAAAAGAATAATGTATGAAACTATTTTGTAAAATTGGGCTTCATTATTGGAAAACCAAAAAGGAAAAACATGAAGTAATTGACCACCCAAAAGGTAGAAAAGACATAAGGGTTAATGTCCGAGAATGTAAACTCTGTGGTGATAGACAATATTATTCTCTACCAGATAAGAATGATTTACGGACATGGAAACCATGTCCATTCAAAAAAACCGATAAAATAACATTAAATCAAATTAAATAATATGCAAACATTAGTATTCAACACCAAAACCAAAAACGTAACAGTCTACTCAGACAAACCTGGATCGACAATGATTTCCAACTTTTCAGACGTTCCGACTGTAAAAGTTATGGAATCTTATTATGAAGTGATGCAAAAACAAACCGATGACACTGGAATTGAAAATCGTATTCCTGTTGCAAGATTTCCAATTGCAAACACAAATATGTTAATCCAAAGTTAAACACATGAAACCCAACTTAGAGAAAATATTGAGTAAATACATTGTTCACACCGGATTTTTTGACAGAGATTCGGTGGAAAAATGTATGGAAAAATCTTATGATTTGGGGATTAAAGAATTTTTGAATTGGTTATCAAAACAAGGACATTTGTCAGACAACATAAATTACATTATAGAGGAATGGAATAGTCAAAATAAAAAATGAAATATTATTTTTTGGTTTTGGTGTTTCAAATTATGTTCAATATCTTTAAGGTGTTGGAAATAAAATACACCTATGAGAATAAGTTAGGTCTCTTACTGTATAACTCCGTCTACATCAATTTGGTTGCACTGGCATCAGTATATTGGTCTTTGGACAGATTATTTGAAGGTGATTGGTGGATTATACCATTTTATCTTGCAGGAAGCGTAATTGGGAAATGGATTGCCATGCGTCATATTGAAAACATCAGATACAAAATATTCAAATTATTCGGGAAAAAAATTAGTAAGTTGCAACATAAATTTTCAAATCGAGATGAAGACTAACATAGAAAGTACGTTTGAATTCAAGGACAATAGACCTTTCAAAGAAAAGACATTGGATTTTCTTCAAAGTCTTATGTTTTGGAAGGGAAGAAAAAAAGGAATGATTTTTACCCGAGATATTTCTTTCGACGAAATCCGTGCAGTTTTTTTCCCAAAAAATTTTTACGAAAAGTATCATTATTTAGGATCAGTTCCTTACCGAGAAGATGGAAAATTGTTTAAAGCATTGTATCCTTTAGTTCTTGCAATGGATTATGAGGCAAAACCGAAATGGTGTCCAAGATGGGTTCTTCGTTTTCTACACTTATTCGGTTCTGATAACTCCATTGTAAGAGTTCGTAATTTCACTTTACATAATTGGGAGAAAAAACTTACAAAAGGAATGATGATTTGGGATTACAAAACCAAGTGGACCGACTATGATTTGAGAATTTCAATAAACGCTCCAAAGCATCTACAGGATTTGGCGGATTACATCGAAGATGGATATTATTCTAAGGGGAGACAAGAAGAATTAGTGGGGCAAATCAAAGCTATCGATCCTGAGGCAAAAATAGTTTGGGGCAGTGTGGATAGATTAGTTGACCAATTAAATAAATTGAGAGATACTAAATAATTAATGACATGACAACAACATTAATATTTTTAATCATTTGTATAACCCTATTTCCTGTGACATGGCTTTGGATTAAACGAATTGATTATATGCATAAAAATCATCCTGACTACAAAGGTGAAGATTTATTTGACGAAAATGAAAAAGACAATTTCAAAAATTAAGACAGTGCTTAAAGACATTTGGTTAGGATTTACATTATCAAATGAATTTAGAAATAACCATCAACAATGGCCCAAAATTTAGTTATGAATAACATAGATATGCAATATCAACAACTACTCGGAGACATTCTAGAGAATGGTGTTGAAAAAAATGATAGAACAGGAACTGGTACTCTTTCAGTATTTGGTAGACAAATTCGTCACAAAATGAGTGAAGGATTCCCTTTACTTACAACCAAGAAGATGGCATGGAAAACTATGGTGACAGAACTCCTATGGTTCTTACGTGGTGATACAAATATCAAATTCCTATTGGATTATGATTGTCATATTTGGGATGGTGATGCGTACAAAAATTATTTTAACAAAAATAAAGCTGATATATTCCATCCAATATTACCACAAGATGCGTTTATCAATGCAATTAAAACTATTCCAGATTTTGCAAAAGAGTATGGTGATTTAGGTCCAATCTATGGTAAACAATGGAGAAGTTGGAAAAAGCCTAAATGGGTTGAAACTGAAATGTCAATTGCAAGTGGAGGTACTCATGGAGGAAGTGAGTATAAACCGATTTATATTGACCAAATCCAAAACCTAATCAACGAACTCAAAACAAATCCGGATAGTAGAAGATTGATGGTTAGTGCTTGGAATGTAGGTGAATTAGACAAAATGGTTTTACCACCCTGTCATTATGGATTTCAAGTTTATACAAGAGAGTTAAAAGTTTGGGAAAGATTGAATTTGGCATCGAAAACCTATGATTCATTCGACCCATTTGATTTTGGAACTCCTGACGATGTAGACCATGACGAAATTGATAAATTATATCCAGTCCCAAAACGGGGAATCTCTTTAATGTGGAACCAACGAAGTGTAGACACGTTTTTAGGTTTACCATTTAACATTGCTTCTTATGGATTATTGTTGGAAATTATTGCAAGGGAAGTCAATATGGTTCCTGATGAATTGATTGGTAATTTGGGAGATGTTCATCTATACAAAAACCATATCGAACAAGCAAAAGAACAAATGTATCGGAGACCTTATGATTTACCAAAAGTTAAAATCACTGAAAGAAATTGGTATCAACATGAGTTAGTAAAAAAACGTTTAGGTGAAAAAACTTTCGAACAAAAAATTATGAGTTATAGACCTGAGTGTTTCGAATTAGTGGGATATCAGTCACATGAAAAAATCAAAGCACCATTAAGTAATTAGTAAAAATACAAAATTATGAAAGAAACTTTAAATACTGAAATTTTAGATAGGGCAATGTGGAATATGTATCAAACTATGAAAGATGATAATTTTCAATTTGATGGATATTCAAATGAAGATAAAGTTATGATGGTAAATCACATATTACCATACTTTGAAAAGATAGGGGAGTATGAGATTTGTAAAGAACTTTATGACCAAATCACACCCAGCAATAAAAGCACCTTTGTCAAATCGATCCATGCAGATTGTCATTCTACTCAGTAAAGATGTTCCTAAGGAGATTTCAGAGTTAATCTTGGAACACAAGTTGGAGGGTGGTTACTCGATAGATTACGCTCTAAATTCTTTGGTTTCCTATTTTAATGGTAAAGAAATTATTATATTTGATTTTACAAAGTATCTCAGATTGGACAACAGATTTAGTGGATACGAAATAGACGATTACGGAACAAAAATAGTTATAAATTTCAAATAAATGTTACATCTAACTGAAACACAAAAAAAACAAACTTATGAGATAAGTTTGGAGTCGAATGGTATTGTTGTCGGGTCATTTGTAAAAATTGATGGATTCTTCTATTATTACCCACCCAAAGAAAGATTTTGGGGATGTTACTCAGAAGAATTTCTCAAGAGTTTATCAAATGAATTAGAAAAATTAAATTACCCAATAAATAAAAGTATTGACGAATACTTCGAATTACAAACATAGAATTATATCATGGAAGATTCGAAAGCTCGTTGCAAATGTGGTTGGCCTTGGATATTCCATTATAATTCGAAAGGGAAAATAAATGCAGTATTCAAAGCCAAGATTCCACCAAAAACTATTACAGATTATATAAATGGAGATTATTGGCTAAAAAATGAAAAAAGTTAAAGAAGTATTTGTAATTTTTAATCCTTACGATAATGGATACTATGATGGGTATGGATATTTTCGAGGGATTTTGTTTAGTAAAAAATATGCCGAAAAAGAAATGGCAGTTTCGGAAATGGAAAAAATTCTTGATCGTTCAAGTGGACAAACTTTCTTGAAGATTGAATCATTTAACACTTTCTCGTGAAATCAAGGATAATTCAGGGAGAGATAATTAATCTCTCCCATTTTATTCACCAGAAGAAAGTTTCTTCCACGAATCTGTCGAACTAATCAGTGCTAATCCAGATCCATTTTCCCATTGAACACTAATTATTTTTTCATCTTCATTGGGTTCGAAAGGGTCTGAAGATATATTGGTTACTTTTCCAATCGTACCAGGAGGTACTCCAATTTCCCCATCCATGTGATAGCACATGACTTTATCTCCAACTTTTAATTCTGCGTTTAATGATCCTTTCATAACAATAAATATATACAATATATTTATAATCATATGGAATTTTTAATTACAGAATCTCAACTAAGAGTTCTTCTTCAAGAAGAAGAAAAATCCCAATTAGGGTTATACGTGAAAAACATGTACGCCTTCACAAAACAAATGATAAATAAAGTTTTCAAATCTTATGGTATAAACTTAAGAATGTTGTTAACTTGGGGTACATCAGTTGGAGGTTTGGTTCTTCCTTTAGACCAATATTTGAGAACTCAACATTTAGGTTTGAATGAAGACCAAAGAATGTTGGTATTAGTTGGAATTATTTTTGCTTTATTTTTTGAGACCAAGAGACCATTTATGAAAATTATGTCCTTGATTGAAAAAAATGGTTTAGAAGATATTTTTCAGGATGGTCTTCGAAAAGGAACTGAATTGAGAGATGCATTTACAAACTTTTTATCGTCCGCTAACACAGGAGTTGGAACATTTTTGGAAGCTATCGCCTACAGTTTCCTAATTCCTATTATTACAGATGTTCAATCCGTATTAGGTCAAACTGAAGACATCGAAACCGCAGCAATATTGATTGTTGAAAGATTGTTGGCCGCGGGAGTTATCTTAATTGGAAGACAAACTTTGATTGATGTAGTGAAAAACGTTTTGAAAAAATTAGGATAACAACACTCTAATTTACAAGGTTAACAACTTCGGTACAAACCAATGGATTTTCTATCCCAAAGTAAATTAAAACATCTGATAATAAATCATTGGTTTTACGAACTACCATATAATAAGATCCACGTTCGGCGGTTAAAGTTCTTTCTCCCGCCAAATCTTTAATCGCGGAAAAAAATATATCTGACCCTCCTCCTGATGGTAAAATATAAAGGGTATATTCAATATATTCTTTGTCACTGACTTGTCTATAAATTTTTGTCCCTGTTAATTCCATTTTGAATTTTGTATGGAATTTGAAAGATTCATCAACGCCAGGTGGAGTCCATTCCAAATCGAATGTATGTGTTTCTAAAAATCTGTTAATACTATTCCATAAAGGACTTGATGGTTCCATATCCTATAATTCTTCAATTTCGACAACCAATTGGGCCGGTCCTTTTATGACTCTGTGCCAAACAAATTTGGGAATGTGAATATGACTGGCCCGAGACAATTTGACCGGCAATTCATTTTCCATTTGAAATGACCATCCACCATCTTCAATTATGGTCACATTTCGGTCATTTAAGTCTTGGTGCCACTTCAATTCTTCTTCCTCCACATCAGGGTTAAATGTCCTGATTTTTTTATTATCTACTTCTATTTGTTCAAAAGGAAAATCCATTACCAAGAATTTGAAGATGATAATCCGAGTTGTTTTGCGTACCGACCTACATTACAGCTCCAGTATCCTGCGGTGGTTCTGTCTTTCTTTTGGTCACACTTATGTCGTGCTCTGAATGATTTTGCCGCTCCCTTATTTTTGTTTCTAACTCTCAAGTTAGGATCTCCAAAAGATACTTTTTTGATTCCTCCACTCGGAGATTTCACATAAACCGCAAATTTCTTAGGTCCACCTGAAGTTCTAAATGGTTTATTTAACTTGACATTTTTACCTCTATGTTTTGCTTCCTCTAAAACATCCTCGTCATCGTCTTCTTCCATCAAAAATGGAGCATCGAGATAAATTAATTGTCCTTTGACCATTACTTTCTTACCCAAATCAGATTCTACCATTAACGTATCCTCCTCATTCAATTCAATCTTACCAGCTTCCCACAATCTTCTTACTTCATTTACCAAATCAAAATAACTTTCAGAATATGCTCTGAAAATATTATTTGTCAAAGTCAATTCATTATCAACATGGTATTTCAATGCTTCAGAAAGTTCAACAGACTCTTTAATAATTAAAGATTTGTTCAAATGGTCTTCTAATGTTTCTTTGATAAGTTGTCTTAAATCCATTGGTTTGTTATTTCTTATAAATACTCTTACTCCTTATTAAATTTTAATTTCCAATACACCCCGCCAGTCACATAAGGAGTGAAACTTCCTGTCACCCCATCGAAGGCTCGATTTGCGACACCTCCACCAAGTTGAAATATTTTGTCATCCTTTGTTTTCAACAAAATGCTTGTTCCAAGTGAATTGACCCAATCTTGATGGCTCAACGCTCCATTCAATCCAACATATACCTGATTTCTAACTTTCGGTGGTTCAGGTGCTGGTTCTCTTACAATTTTTGGTTTGATATTCGCGGTAAATTTTCTTGCAACAACATTATTTTGGGATATGGTGTCAAACAAATATATGACCCCCTGATTATTACTCAAGGTTATTGTATCTTGAACAAAATTTTTCAAGTAAAAATTTTTAAGGATGAATGCCGTATCAACAAGTGGAGTTGGAGCTGGCACTTCAACAATTTTTTCAACTTCGACTTCGTATGGAACTTCAACTTCAACCTCGTATATGAGTTCCTGAGGGATTGTATCATATACCAACTTTTCCTCGATTTGAATCTGTGGAGGAACAAAAAACTGAAGGAATATTATTGCTCCAACCATCAGGAGGATTATTATGTGTCTTATGTCAAATATCTTTTTCATATCATTATAGAATAAATCTTGAACCAATTAAGAAATTGTTTAGTATTGGGGACTTAGGTTCGGTTGACCCCATGGCTCTATAGTTTAGGCTTAGTCCGAATCGTTTACTTATTTTGTAGTCGAATGATGAACCAACCAAAAAGGAAAAATTTCTATTCACTGTGGTTTCACCTGTTCTTGAGTTGTATGAGATTGGTGAGTTGATTAAGAAAACCTGTGGGGATAAACTGAGTTTGGTATTGACCGTGTATGGTTTTGTCCAAAATACAACTGCTGACGTTGAGAGAGATAGTTTGAATACTCTATTGATTCGTCTTGTTTCAATATCAACTTCTGTGTCTCGTAATAACAATGTTATTACACCTACGTTATATCCATACGTTCCATATTTTGGGTTCGGCTTGATGTTGGTATATCCAACTAACCCCATATAATTTCCCTCCAAATATGCCCCTGTAATTGAGTAAGAATGGATTTGATTCAATTTACCCTGTTGGAAATCCATTTTGGTATATCCTCCACCCAAGGCAAACTGATTCAACGTACTCCAAATCATGGCGTTTGCACTCCAAGTTTCATTTCCTGCCAATGATGATTGACTAATTCCGAAGGAGGCAATCGCACTGTATTTCATATCGGGTCCCTGTGTGGTTGTTAAATCGGATGCAACCAACATTGGATTCACGGGAGCTGTTTTCTTTTTGTCTCCTTTCCCTTTTCCATCAGAACTTTCTTCATTACTTTCACTAGATTCTCCACCTTCAGAACTACTCTCTTCAGATCCTCCTTCACTTGAACTCGACTCACTTGAACTTGATTCTGAGGAACTAGATTCACTTGAGCTTGATGATGAAGAGGATTCTTGTGATGAGGATTGTGAGGATGAACTTGAAGTTGAGCTCGAAGATGAGGAAGTTGGTGTTGAACTCGCCGCTGACGAAGATGCGGTGGAGGACGCAGTCGAAGACGCTGCCGATGATGCTGCGGATGAAGCGGCGGAGGAGGCTGCCGATGATGCGGCTGAAGAGGCTGCGTTTGCCGCGGCTTGGGAAACTGCCTGTGTTACAGTTTGAGTTACAACAACACTTACAGGACAGGGGGCGGCAAAAATACTGTTAATCCAAGTTGTAACCTCCCCTGATAAAAATTGTTGGTAATTGAATACTTTCGATTTACTACGAACAATTATGAGGACACCCGCATTTGTTTGGATGGGGAATGATACAACATAAGTTTTCGAATCACAGGGGTCAATGTAAGTTTGAGTTACAACTTGTCCCTGTGATTCGCTGATGAAAAACATCACAAAAAATAATATCAACAATATTTTTAGAATTTTCAATTTTCATCAGTTTCAAAAAAATTATTCTGTAAAGATTCCTTTCTTAATCATTCTATCCAAAATTCTTGCACAAGCAATGTCGAGTGCTTTTTTGGTTGCGATTGATATTGTAGACTGATTGAATTTCACTTCATCTACTGTCGCATCAGATAAGAAAGTTAGTTCTCTTGTTGTGGTTGCTTCACCAAGACCTGAGGCGGCAAATACAACACCAGTTTCAGCATTTGTGAATCTAACCTGAAGACCAATTCTTGTAACCATCATATTTTTCACACCGTCCTTTAGATTTATAGTTTCATCTTCAGAAACCGAATAATCATAACATTCGATTGTGACAAAATATTCTGCAAGGTTGATTTTACCGAATCCATCAAGTTGATTCTCTGAAATACCTGCCTGAGACGCTTGAAATTGTTTTACCATCCTGTTCTTAATCTCTGTTTTGTCTTCAGTAAATTTGAATCTATTGAGATTTTCAAGATATTCCATTGATATGTTTGCAACACCAAGTCCAACTCTCTTCTCCTTCAACTCAGGATACATCTCATACATTTCGTCAGAAATACCTGCCTTAAGAATTTGAATTGGAATTTGTTTTCCTTCATAATCCATAAATTGACTAATGTCAATTGCGGTTTCAAATGACGCTTTGTATTGTTCAGTTTTGGTGCTTCCCAATGTTTGGGCATACAATCCGTTACTGAAAATCAGTGCGGTCAATAATAACAATAATTTTTTCATGTTCACCTTTTTTTGTATTTCATTATGGTCTTTTAGGCCATGCCCAACCTTTTTTCTTACCTCTAAGAAGTAGATAAGTCGTTCCTCCGAAAAATATTGTTAAAAACAATATCGGAGATTCAATCACAAACATGGTTGTCATCAGCAATGTGATTAGAACCATAAAACTAAATCCTTGTTCCATAATTTTTACCATTTTGGAGCGGTCTCTTTGAACTCGTCTCCTTCTTTTTTAGGTTTATTTTCTGCTTGTTTTTGAGGTGCAGATTCTTCTGCCTTCTCTCTGATTATCACAGTTTCTTTTCCGCCAGACTGTTGTTGCTGTTGATTGTTGTTGTTGATGATTACTGGGATTGGTTGTTGAACGGGTGCTGCAACTTCTTCTTCTCCACCGAGGAA